ATTCGTTCCGGCAGTTAAAGTGCGGTCTTCAATACCAAGCTTCTGAGATATTTTGTGTAGACGATTCGATACCAACACAAGCTGTTTGTTGGCTAGCTCAAGTTGTTTTAATAATTGCTTTGGCGTCAATTAGTTTCTCCTGTTAATTTTCCTAGGACCAATAATAACAAAGGCCAGACACCCTGTAAAGAGCATCTGGCCAAAATTATGCAATTTCTTTTTCAAAAATATAATCAAGATTTTCTATGTAATAGGAATTAATCATTTGACTAATATCCCGATCTGTGAATCCATCTCCTACAGTGATGAGGATGTGCTTATCTTCCAGCCATTCAGGCTTTGCCTCAGACTCCCACAGCCAACTCCCATTTTGGAATAATACAATCTTGTTGCTCATATCTATCTCCTAAAATGGGAAATATTTTGGACTGTTGATGAACATTTGGTAATACTCAGGTTTTACAAACTCAACGATATCATTCTGGGTTTTAACGTAGCCAGTTTTCTTGCACAGTTGCAGTTTAAGCCCCTTTACAACCTTAGCAGCTTCAGCACGTCGAATACTATATGGATCAAAGTCAAAGGGGCAATTATAGCCTTTACCATGTGAATCTACATAACGCCCATTGTACAAGTCTACGGAGCTTCCGAAGGAGATACAGCGACGATGTTTATTCTTGTAGTCGTAGCTGATGAAATAATTAGGCTCATCAAATAGAGCAATCTCTTTACCCCATTCATAGCCAAGCATTCGCATGTATTCTTTCAAGCTATAAAATTGAAGATCCTTTGTTGGCTTGATTTCTTCAGGACTTAGCATTTCTTTAGTCATTTTGTTCTCCTTTAAATTTTAATTACTTTTATACCTTTAGACTGTAAATACTTCAAACCTTCTAAAGACCTGTATTCATTACGATACCATACTTGCTTGATCTTAGCAGCAACTATTTTAAGGCTACAGCTTAAGCATGGTGCGTGAGATATGAACATATCAGCACCTTCAGATGTTTCTGTGCTAAGGTACAGTTTCTCCAAACAGGCAGCCTCAGCGTGACGTACCGTTGAAAGTGTCTGTCCATGTTCATCTTCACAGACTTCTGTAATCCAGCCCGGTGGTTGGCCGTTTACTCCCATCGAAATACAAGAGTCATTCTTATAAATCATTGCACCAACTTGAAGTCTTTTAGCCTCTGAGGTTTCTCCGAACCTACAGGTCATATCCATTAAGGCTAATGCATACTTCTGTTTCATCTCTGTTGTCCGCGTCTGGTACTCGTTCCCGTGGCCGTACTCAAACCACTTTCTTGGCGGGACTTGGTTTTAAATACCTTTGATGGGATCGCTACATACTTGCCCTTAATTCCAGCATAATTATCTATCCACTCCTGAGCCAACTCCCTAATTGAAGTTTTCAAATAAATTATTTCACCAAGTGCATTCTTAAAGTAAAAATTACCAATTGGAATATGATCGTAGCTAATGAATTCCTCATAAGAAACTGTAACTGCTGTAATCTCTTTCTTCTTGGCTTCATTCATACCCCAACTCCTCTTTCACAGCTTCCGTCAAGTCTTGACCAAATGTACTCTCAAAATCTTGCTCATCTCCAAGAAGCCATGTTTCAGCAGAACTTTCAAGTTCATTCACATCAAAATCATCTAAATTCATTTTATTTATTTTCCTTATATTTACAAGTACCTTTAGATAAGTCAAAATTGTATCTAAGAAAGATGGTATCTCCTACATTCTTAATTGCGATAAATGCACAACCATCTTTATCATACAAAGTCTTACCATTTGTATACTCTGGTTCCTTTGAACAACCCATAATCACTATAAAGGCTACTGCTGTAATTATAATTTTCATCCCATTCTCCTAATCAATCCAAAGCCATTGACAACAAATCTAGTTCCAAGTACCAATCACGCTCAACATCAAAGCTTGGCTCGTTGATGTTATCTGGTTCATATTCTAAATCTACAAGCTCTCCCTTGTACATTCTTTATTTACCTTTTACATAGTATTCGAAACAGAAGCAAATTGCAGCCAAGCTAAGGCACAAAATAAATGGAAATAAGCTCAGGAATGTTATTCCAAACCATAACTGTATCATCATATCCATAATACCGCACCCCACTGCAAAACTAATGAGACACATTATGAACAGTTGAATAAACCTGGTCATTTTATTTCTCTCCTTCTGTGTGTTTGATAGTCCCTATCATAAGCGGACTATCGTATTGGGTCAAGGGTTATTTTACGTCAAAAACACCTTTTTTGAAAGGGTACTTGTTTGTGAACATTAGCCGACAGAATGGGATCAGTTTAAACACCAATAGCGGCCAAGTGAAAACTGAACCGAAACTTACTGCCAACAAAACCAAGGTTTCAGAAGTAAGATCAGAATCGTTAGGTCTATCCTCTTCACATTTCTTGATTATATCGGGAAGGTATGGTTTGATCCTAAACCAAGCCCTTACAGCTATGATGCAACCAATACAAAGATACCAAAAGATTAGTGAGCTTGTTGTGATCATCACTCTTTCTCCTCAATAACTTTTACAGGTTTCTTTTTAGCGGCTGTGGCTGCTTTCTTTGCAGCAGTATCAAGCTTCTTTTGATACGCGTCAAGGGCTTCTTGTACCTTAGCCTCAATCAAAGCTTCCAGATCAAACTCCTCCTCTTCAAAATCATCTTGTGCACCACCGCATTCTGTGCAATTTGGGTCATTACAACCTTTTGCGTTACGTGCCTCAAACATCTTATCCAAACGCTCGCCAATCTGAACATGATCCAACCAAATTTCTCGGCCTCGCTTCAAATCCGTAAATTCCTCTGGGGTAAGGAAATCCTGATAGATTTCTTCCATCAAAGCTTCAGCATTCCGGCCGATGAACTCCACATGATCACGAACATTCTGCACAATCCCGCCAGATCCGAACGCCGCCGAATGACACATCATAGTGGCATATGGCTTTACTTCAATCCCCGAACAGCAAAGTGCAATCAATGATGCCGCTGAATAAGCCTCAGCTTCAATAACTGCAATTACATCTGCCTGGCATTGCTGGATGCAGTTTTTGAACATCGCAGCTGAGTTCATATTGCCGCCTACCGAGGAAATGTAGATCCGAACCAAATCCCCTTGCTGGGCGCTACGCAGCACTTGGAATGCTTGCCGGTAGTAGGTTGGATCTTTAATTTCCTCGTCCAAATAAATGTCATAGGCGTTGTAGACAGATGTTGACTGACTGACTTCGCACTGATCCTTAAACATAGGGATTAGATTTTCTTCGTTCATATTTTTTCCTCACTGCCCATGGGTTTCTGAATAATTAGCGCCTAACTTGTTCAATTCTTCCATCACAGATTCACTATATTTACAAGCAAGCTCATAGGCCCCATCCTTCCCAAATTTGTTTATAGAAAACTGCTTACTAATGGACTTACCATCCAACCCTTGTGCAGTACCTCTGTAGCTAAATATATCTCCGTTTTTTGACTTTAGGGCGACTACCCCAGTAGTCCCAGTTTTATTATTAGAATATTTACCTCTATTCCTCGTTTGTTCTTTTTTGGTAGCCCATTTACAATTTTCTTTTGTGTAATTACCACTGGGGTCAATTCGCTCAATGGTTAACTCTTCTGAGTAACCTTCTTCCATGTCTGACCAAAAAGATTGAAAATCTCCCCAACTCTCTTGATATGTTACACCTTTTTCACCATAACCTTCGTGACTTTTATCATTACATCGATTCTTCATATCAGCCCATATTTGATACTGGCGTGTCCCGTACATACCATGACTACTGATTCGTTCAAGATTATAACATCCACAAGACTTAGTGTTGCCTGTCTTTAGCGCAGATAAATAGTAAGTTTTTATTACACCACAACTGCACTCAGCAACAACTCGGATCTTTCGCCCTCCATTGGCGAAGACTTTATCCTCCGATCTTGATATGACGGTCAGCCTATTAAATACCGCACCTTCCCACTTAAAATCTGCGTTTATATCATTCATTCTCCCGGTCCTTCGCCAAACCAATTGCGATATCCCGAACCAAGCCACCCCGAACAATTTCATCTGGTGAGTTAAAGTCAATAACCGCAACACCCTTTAAATTGTGCCGTTTGGAAAACGACATAAACCATTCAAGACCGGATTCACCTTGAATATCTTTTTGCAAAATATCGCCGCAGAGTACCAATTTGCAGTTGTCAGAAACTCGGGTTACGATACTTTGCATTTCTTCTTTTGTTGTTTGTTGGCTTTCGTCAATGATCAAATATGAGGGAAGATCAAATGATCGACCACGAATGGACTCGACCTCTTGCACCTGAATTTCACCTGATTCCCCATCTTTCAGTGCAATTTCGTATGCACCGGCTCCAATACGAGATTTAATAGTGTCTAGTACGTTACGCACATACGGGTATAATTTCATCAAGGAACTACCCGGTTTATATCCTGAAGTCTTACCTGTCTGCACATATGCACGAGCTACAATGATCTGTTTAATCTCGTTTTTGCGGAACTTGTCAGCAGCTACTACAGCAGCACAGAAGGTCTTACCAGTACCATGGAGCCCGAGGCACACGATTGCTTTTACTTCAGGATCTTCAAGAAGTCGAAAGTACTCTTTTTGTTTTGCGGTTTTAGCAACAACCGGCGGTGGATTATTACGTTCTTCTAAAAACTTTTCTTTAATTTCAGGTTTCACCCCACCATTACGAGTGGAGCGTGTTTTCTTACGAGGAATCTCTACTTCCTGCCCATCCACTACAGCCAGAAATGCACGATTTCTTCCACTCATTTATTAATATCCTTTTCCAATTAATTTAACCAGCAAAACCACTATCCCACATTTCAATCGAAATTACAACCCCTCAGTCATAAAATTTCTCTTTTACTAATTCATCCAAATGACCATATTCTTGTTCATACAGAACACTGCTTATAATCTCTTCTAGGGCATCTTTTGAGTCAAATTCAATTAGCCTGTGCGGTAGCCCTACCTTACCTTCAAATCGCTCAATACATAGCATTTTCCTATAGTAACGATGCTCAGAATAGGGTGTATATGCCCACCTTACAAACTCTGTCTCAAACTCACAAGAATTATCTTCATTTTTGAAGCTGTCAAACACATTAATCACATCGATTAAGTCTTGTGAAAATAGTGTGCTGTATGTGAAGGTTAATTTAATCATTTCTCACTCCCACAACATTATCATAAAATGCATACTGTGCTTTCAGGAAATAATATCCATCTTTTCTACTCCAGCACAATACATCTTTCCCTTCCAAAGATCCATCACCAAGCTTCCAAGCAGTGAAATCGTTTAAGTTGAACATTATTTCTCCCAAGCTTCCTTCACCCAATCGTGTATAAATACGTAGAGTGTGGCCAATGCTGCTGCTATCAATATTCCTATTGTGAAGAACAATGTGTATTTAAACAATAGCACAATAAGGGTGATTATTAAAATAACAAAGCCAAGGGTTATCAGATGATGTTTCATTTCTGATTCCTTTTAGAATTTTCAACCAACTCTTTGAGTAAAGAAATCTCTTCATCCTTCTTACGTTCAGATTTCTTTCGGTTTGAACTGCCTGCACACAATGCATAGATAATCCAAACAACAATCCAAGGAAAGAAGCATATGGTGAGTATTAGGTGGATTACGTGGGCAAACCCGCTCATCATTTAATCCCCAAGAAAAGTACACCGCCTTCTTCATCAAAACTCTGACCTAGATTTTCATAGTCAGTGCTACCTTCTCTCCATATAATATTATAAGACTCCTGAAAACCATCTTCAAAATAGACAGTGATATTACAAATATCGTTATACTTCTTAATTCTATCTAAAACGGGCTCATCGCAGGTAGTTTTATTATCGTATATGTAAAATCTTTCACTAAAAGAAATCAATAATTCACCTACACTTTTTGAACGATTAATATAGGAGTTCAGGGAGTAGTAGCTAATTGTATCAGAGATGTTCCCTAAATAGAACGAAGATACACATTCAATAGGAATAATACAGCTTTCACAATTCTCAAAAACTAAGCCAATACTCACAATGTTCATACTTTCACCTCAAATCCCATTTCAGCAAGAATAGCCACTACGTCACGAATAGCGTAGCAGTCTACGTTGTTATAGCTTGAATGCTGCACGTTTAGGGCTGAGAAGTCAACTACTTTATTTCCCATTGCAGCGTCCCACACTTCTTTTTTGGACTCATAGATGTGATCAAGACCTACATCACTGCCGAAGGGTTTATCTTTGATGTAATCGTTGAACCATTCTTGGAATGTCATTTGTATTCTCCATCACGAAGGCAGGACAAACCCTCCCGAGCAAGCACACGATAACATGTTACCTTATTAGCCTCATCTCGGTAACTGATCAAGGCTGTATCTGAATTTCCATCAACTTGTTTTGCACCTTGAGGGCCACAGCCAGATAGCAAAGCAAGAACAGCAATTGCGATAATATATTTCATTTCACTCTCCTATGTGTATTTCGTTTCGTTGGGATAAGTCTACTGGGTAGGATGGTGTGAGTCAAGGGGTGTTTGAAAATAAATGTAGAAAGATTTTTGATGGATGTGGTTGACAGGGTATGACTTGGGGTGTAGTCTTGTCGGATGTAAATCAGCTACAAAATAGAGAAAGTACCGAGTAGAATAGACCTAAACCCTTATAAACCGGGGCTTGTAGAGGTTTTATGTTTCCCAATACAGCCTACCTACTAACGCCTATCTATAACCAATAACATAACAACTAATAGGAGTATTAATTGATTGATATACGAGTTAAGAGATATGACAGAACAACAAATGTACTCCATCAACCTTCAGTGTGTAAGAAGCTATATTTACTATCATGAATCTAAATATTACAAGAAGCTTGTAGATCAGATGCTTGAGCATACAAATAATAAATGGGTTGAAGCCGTTAGGTGGTGGGTTTCTAACTCTGCTCGTTGCGTAACCAAAAGAGCTAATGGATTTGTATTTAGTTTAAGGGCTGAGTCATATTCTAAATCAAAACAAGGTATTGGTTACAGGAAAGTAAAATCTCTTGTTGATTTTCTTGAGTCAAAAGGCTATATTGATATCTATAAAGGGTATGTAAAATCCTATAAGATGGAGAAGGGTAAACTTGTAGCAGATGATATTGTACCCTCCTGCATGATATTTAGAGACAGAACTAAAGAAATGTGGAAAGGAGTTAATACTTCTTATAACCTATGGAAAGATCTTGAGGATAATGATCTAGCCATTATTCGAAACAGAGAAACAAAAGAATTGCTGCCTAGTCGTGGGCACAAAGGATTTAAGAGCATCAAAAGTGAGGTTAAAAGTATGAATGAATTACTATCGGGGTGTGAGATTACATTTGATGGCAAACCAATTGCAGATGTAGCGTACCGTCGTATTTTTAGTGGTGATC